TGATGGTTACTACTGCTGAGTTTCCAGTGCTTCTAATAAGCTTGGCGGAAAGAACCGCATCTTTGCTCCAGAAAGCATACCAATCTGCTGGTAGGATATGGCCGTTAGAAGCCGTAGGCGTGCTGCCATCAAACGTAACAACAACCGGGTGACCATGCACCGTTACAAAGAACGAGTTGGTCTTGTAGTCAAAATTGGTTGAATCAAATTGAACTGCCGTTGCCCCTACTGTAAGATTTTGGCTGGGAGCCGTGCCGTTAGGTTTGGGATAGAGATTTACTACGAAGCTATTCATCGGCGGAAGGAGCGGGAATTATGGGTTGAGATGCGGTGGCCTATCATACCAGTGGCACGAGAAACGTCAGTCTTTTGTAATTGATCGTCAAGGATGCCTTTGGCAATGTTTTCTTCTAAAACGGCTTTTTCATTTTGGCCATCTTGCCGTAGGAAATCGGCAAAGGTAGCATGAGCAAGATAATTGAACCACTCGCCGGGAATGTTATTGCTGGCAGTAGTGTATTGGTCGTCAGCCACCTTCTTGTATGTGACGTAGGTGTTAGTAGATGGGGCGGTGTCGCCTACCAAATTGGCACCCTCAAACGTGACGTAATACTCCAGCTCTGGGGCTGAATAGAGATAGAACGGCTGATAGGTCTTATGAATGCGAAGGAACGTATCAATCGTGTTCTTGCCCGCTTGGGTAAATGGGACAATGTTGGTGCTAAGGGAGGCGGTGCCTGTGCCGGTTCCCGTGCCGGTAGCCGTGAACACTCGACCCACCGTATTAGACGAAGCCCCAATAGCCACAAAGTTGGTGGTGCCCACCGTAAGAATGGTGTAGGTGTTACCCGCTTCAATGGCGTTAGCAGCAACCGTTGGCGTGCTCAATGTGCGTTTCTCGCCTACTACTAGGTAGCGCGGCCAATAGTCGGTGGCTTCGTATGCAAAATTTGCCCTACGATTCACCAAGCTATTTATGAATGAAAGCTCCGTGTCCGTAAAATCACTTACGCCAGCCAAAGCCTTTATCCTGAGCAACAAGTCGCTATATGTGCCGTCGGCCATTAGATTTTATTGGGACTGAGATGGGGGAAACGCTTTTGGAAGTCTTTAATGAAACCGCGATCACGCATAGCTTCTGCGCCATACTTGTTTCTCATGTTAAACCACTCCCATGCTGGAGTTACGGCAACACAACGTAAACTTTTAAACCCTTGGCCTTCTGCTTTAGCCTTCTTTACCTTTTCAGCGTGCTTAGCGCAAATGCTTTCACGCTCATTTTCCCACGCTTCTTTTAGTTTCACCCCGTATCGGAGTTCGTTGAACAACGCACGGTTGGCTTCACTATTTGAGCTTCGTGGTAATTGGGTGATGATGTCCATAAAAAAGGCTTGCATGGATAATACCATACAAGCCTTGAAGCTACTCTAACTATTTATTACGAGACAACCGTAATCTTGCCGTGAGCCAATGGCGAATAAACCTGAAGCGTGAGGGCCGCGTCAATGAAGCCGCGTTCGCCACCGCCCTGATTTGGAAGCCGGGTGCTACCGATGCTCATCAGTTCAGCAACGCCAACGTAGTCGGGGTTGATAAGATAGCCGGTCGTAGCCGAAGGCATACAAGCAGGGTTGCCGTTGATGATGGTGATGATACCAAAATCGCTATCGTAGGTGTTCACCGAAAGGGTGATCTCCTTGTCGGTAGCCATTTGGTTGACGTGGAACACGTTCTCGTTGGTGTTGCCGTCAGAACGGGCAAAGCCAGAGATGGTGCGACGAAGGGTCGTGCCAGCAACGAGCGTGAGGGCATCAACCGTTCCCGTTTTCTCGAAGATCGAGGCAACAAGACCGTTGAAAGCCGATTCCGTGAGGGTGCCGGTGCTATGGATGGAGGCCGCTGGGGTGCGATAGGCTGCTGGAACGTCTGCTGGACCACCAGATGCAAGCCAATTGCCAAGACCACGCAGAGCGTAAGCCGTGGTGCTGCCGTCTTCCACTGCACGATCTTGAGTACCAGCAACGGTGGCCTCAATGTCGCGCTTCATCTCGCGGATGGCTTTTGCCTCTGCTTCAGCAATTTTAGCTGGGCCAACCGACTCAACAGCGTCCTGAAGTTGGGACACCATGTAGTTCTTTTGGAACAACTGAATGTAATTACCGAGACGGGCGCGGCCAGAGAATTTGTCCACGAAGGACGAAATATCCTGACCCTCGCGCACGCCAGCGGTAACTGGGGCGGCAAGAGTGTCCACAGTCCACTCATTGTAGGTGGCGGTGGCTTTGCTCTTTTTGGCAAGGGAAGTAATTGGCGTCTCCTCGGGGGCGAGGATCGTCAGAACGTCGGTGAGGTCTTCGCGGTTAGAAACAGCGGAGCCGGGATTGGTGGTCGAATAGGTATTTGAAAAGGCCATGATAATTAAATTTTAGAATGTTGAAGAGCACGAAGTTTTGTGAAGTCCTTATAACTAGACGATTTTCCAAATCGTTCTCCAAGGTCTTTCAAAGCCTTGCTCTGACGAGCTTCTGGCTTCAAGGATTCGGCGGACTGGTTAATAATTGGGCTGTTCGGTGACAGTTTAACGGATGGTTTAGTATCCACCGACCGCCGAGCATACAAACTATTAGCCGCATGAGCCAAGAGATACGGGATTTGTGGAGCCAAATCAGGCAGGGATTTCTCCAAGCCCTTCAGACGCTCATCACTCATCATTGCCTCGTATTGCTTACGGATGTCGTTGTCCTCGCCTTGCATCCAAGGTAGTTCCGCTTTGGAACGATCAACTAGGACTTGGCGCAAGACTGTGCGATCTTGGGCCAGTTTAATTTCCTTATGTTGTGCCGGAAGGTAGGTATCCCGCGCTTTGCGGGCTTTCCTTGCGGCATCCTTTACGTCGCGTTTCGTGTATTCCTTGCCATTGACGTTAGCTACAACGTCATCACCAGCAAGGTCTTCACTCTTATCAAGAAGGTCTTCAGCCCAATCAATCACCTCGTTTACCTCTGTGAACTTTGTTTGTAATTCTTCAGGGGTGGAAACGGTGGCGTATGGGTTGTTTTCCACTTTAGCTTCTAGTGGACCTTCTTCACGACGAGCGATTTCAGCTTGGAGCTGTGCCAACTGCTCTTCAGCAATACGTCGCTTGGCGGTGAGTTCACCGAACCTTGCGACAGCTTTGCTGCCGAGTTTTGACGCAAGCTCTTTAAGCTCCGCTTCACTCATGTTTTCCATCTCAACGTCCTTAGAAAGAACTTTTGCTTCCTCTTGAGCGTTCGACTGCGTAACCTCCTGCTCAGGCTCTTTTGGCTGTTCAGTGGGTTCCGTAGCTTCTGGCTCAGGAATTGGCTTCTCCTCAACTGGGGGTGGCGGGGGCGATTTTTGCGCCTTAGCAGCCTCCATTTGGGCTTTATACCTCTGAGCAACAAAGTTGCTCGGCGATATGTTGGAAATCACTGGTTTTTGGGCGGCTCCAGCGTTAGCCGTTTGGACTTCAGTAGGCATTGTTGTTTCTTAGCCTTTACGCCGCTAAGGGTTGCGAACCCTCATTCTAACACCCCGCAGAAATTCTACTGTCTCTTTACTCGTTTAGCAGAAAGCACCAAGTAGTTACAGGTAGAAAGAATCTCATCCAAAGCTTGAATGCGCCCACTAATTTCACGGATGCGTCCCTCGTTGGCGCGGTGAAGTTGGGCAATGGCGGCTTCGCGCCCTGCGGCTACATAGTCTAGGAAGTCTAAGAACTGTTCCTTCTCGGAAAGGTAGTCGAGTTGCTGTTGTAGAGGATGGCGGGAGGTTCCGAATAACTTCATAGAGTTTGCATACCCTGAGTGTTCATTTCTCCCATTTGAGCGGGAGCCGTGCCTAGTTTACCGATTTGAGCGTTCTGCATCTGCTGTAAAGCAAACTGATATTGGTTGGCATACTTCTCAAGTCTTGCCCTAAATGACTCATCTTGCTGCAAGCGTTGGGCAACGTCGGGCTGTTGAGTGTATTGCTGGAGCACTTGCATTGCAATTTGCGCCCCGTTAGGACGTGCGCCCACTTCAATGCCAGCGTAAATCTTGGACAAGTCTTCCGTTACCATTTTAACCACTTGCTCTTGAGCTTGCTCGGCTGGTTGAAGGATAGCGTCTGCCATCACTGGGTCAATGGCTGCGGCCATAGATTCCAAGAGAGCATCCGAATTGATGCGCCCATTCTTGTCCAACTGAAGCAAACTAACAAACTGCTGCATTCGCGCTTCCTGCGTGTCTGGGTCGTTGTTTAGGATGTCAAAGCTCACTGTAACATCAAAGTCCTCGTCTGGGTTGCCCTTGTTGAACCTCATAGGATCAGCCACTCCCGTTACGCGGAAGAACACTTCATCTGGGCCAAATCGTTGATAGCATTTGAACGCCATCTTCAGAACGTCACGAGCGTGATTGAGGAACTTAGAAACAAAGAACTGTTGGCGGATGGACGTGAGCGGGTTGTTGGGGTTGAGACCAACCAAGTCGTCTGCCGCGACAAGCATCGTTCTCTCCATCTCCACACTGCCGGGGTTGTATTGCGGCACAGGGCCAAAAGAAAATTCTCCTGCTCGACGATAGGGAACATACCGACCCGGACCCCAATCAGCGGGTGGATTACCCACGGGGTGCATGATGGGCGGCAGGGTAGCCAAGCTGTTCCGGTCCGTCCTACTGTCCCGCTCAGTCTTTACGCTGTCCTGATAGCCGCGAAGCAACTCAGGGAACGTCTGGATGTCATACATCCGCTTAGAGTCGTTGCTGAGACGGGTAACAACAAATGGATAATCATTGTATCCGTTCAGCAATTCAAATTTTGCGTAGGCTTGCACATCAGCTTCCCCGGTAAACTTGGGGTGCATGATGGTGCGGTAGATACCCTCGCTGCCGTCCTCTGGGTCAATGAGCCGCTGGAACGCATAGACGATTTCAATGAGTTCGTCGGCGTTATACTGCTGGCGATATTTGGACAGACCAGTGGAGCGCGTGGCATAGACGCTTTCCATGTTGTAGGTGTTCACCCCACGGAAGTGAGACACCACATACTCCGCCCAATCCTCATCCCAGCCGTCAGACGTTACACAGGAAAGAACTTCTTGGACTGTGAGGAAGGTGCGATAGAATACAAACGGGGCGCGTTGTGGGTCCAAACAATAGGACGGGAAGAACACATCTCCATCAGGGGCGCAGGCTTGAATGTAGGGCCGGTCAATGCTCAGACGGCTAATAGGAAGCTCGCTCACTCCCTTCTTTCGTAGCTCTACCAAGGCTTTCTTAGCGCGGCTATCCACTACGTCGGGATACACCGTGCGAAGCATATCAATGACTTCCTTGTCGTTCTTGCCCTCAATAATGAGCTGGGCAAGTTCAGGACTGGTAACAGCAATTTGCTGCAAGTCGATTTTTTGTAAAAATTTTTTTTCTACCCTCTCCCATCCAACGTATGTAATCATCAACCCACGCTCTAGGAGGTAGTTACCACCCAGCTCCATCTCTTCGCGAAAACGTGGGATGTAACTTGAAAGCATCCATTTGAGGAACGCACTCGTAACACGGGATCGTCCCGTGTCTCCATGCTCAACAGGGTAAGCGCGAATGTTGGCCTTAGCTAGAGCCGAAGTAAAAATAGAAACGTAGGTGCCAATCTTTTCATCAATAACACGAGCTTCTGTATCAGACGCACCCTCCCAAGGAAACGCATCCCCACCGTGTTTACGCAAGTCACTCGACTTTCCCGGCCAATAACACCGCCGTTGATCGGAGCTATTGACGCACTGATTGAAATAGGTTCCTAGCTCCGTGGTTGTCCTATCGTATGCAGACTTTAGGGCAACGACGTTCGGACCATCACTATCTACAAATGTCAGGGCGTGTTGCTGTTGAGTTTCTTGCATAATTTTGCGTGGGATATTGCGCTCTTGATAATACCATGAACGTATTCCTGCGAACGCCCTATCTTGTCGGATAGCTCATCAGGAAATAGTTCCGACGAGTTCTGCTCCTTCCATCGCTTCATCTGTTCGTAGCGCAGAAGTCTATCGCTTTGCTCAAGCAACCACTTGCGGCTAACCGTAATATCAGGTGCTAAGGAATTCGTGTCGGTAGCTGGTGCCGTTTTCATCTGTAATAACTTCTACGTTAATTTGCTTGCCCTCTAGTTTGTTGGTTAGACGGCGCGGAATGGCTACGATGGACTTACCTTCCACTCCCTCGACAGAAGCAAACACCCACTGTGGGTTGCGGGCCT